GGATTGAGGTGAATTTGTTACAGCTTTGGGCCCTATCAAACCAGCACCCTCATTAATTAAATTTATTGCAAAAGTCAGTGGAGGACCTATAAAATTCATAGCATACAAAGAAGTGTCAGTAAATATTAAAACTTCCTGTCTTGATTTAATTGCACCAATGATGGAGGAGCCAGAAGAGAGTCGTAAAGAACCAGCTGTATTTGTAGCAAGTGGCTCAAACTCTAATTCATTTTCTTGGTCACTGAAGGCAACTAACATGGGATCAATAACACCGGTGCGAGAACCACTACTTAAAGGATCAGCACCTAGCACGATCAAGTGTCTATCAGTTTCACTGGTTATGACTTGTAGTGCTTTAGTAGGCACTTTGTTAGCACCTGAAAGACTAGATAATTCTACTGCTCTAGTGGTAACTCCATCATTTTCCACCCACCGAAAAAGCCCACCATTGCGAGGATTGATAATTAAATTTTCACCAAAATTATCATGTGTCCATAAGCGTAAATTATTAGTGTCAGATAAGGTTGTGGCTGAGCCCCAGTTGCCTGCACCCCAAGTGTCTACACCCCACCCTGTAGAATTTACATAAACATCTAAACCTGAATTTATTTGATACACTGCATCTGTGCCACTACCTCCATTACCACTATCAGAGGAGTTAGCAGTCACTATGGTTCCACTGGTATCTTTTGCGGTTATTTCATAAGTGTTGCTACCAGTCACTCTATCAATCTGATACTCCTGATTGAGGACAGTCGCAGTGATATTACCACCTAATGTTGTAGCACTGGAAAAAGTAACGAAATCACCATTGACTGCACCATGACTGCTGTCAGTTACAGTTAGTGTTGAAGAACCATTAGTGGCTGCAAAAGTAGCAGCATTAGTCGTGGTTTTGCGAATTGGTGTAATGTCATTATATTGACCACCAAGTTCAATATAATATTTATTAGTGGTGCCCAAGCCCAACAACTTTTGCCCACCTAAAGAAGTCCATGCATGCAGTGCTCGAGGAGAACCAATGATTGTATCAGAGGATAATCTTTCCCAGCCACCGATTTTTTCTACTCTGCCTTTGCGAAAACGGATTTTATCTCCATCAACCCAACCACCCTCATTGGAGTAAGCAGTTTCTTCCTTGTTTATGCCAGGATTAAAATTTAGTTTGGATAGTGGCATCTTGCAACATTACGCTAACCTTATTATTGCACCTGTAGCTGTCGCACTAGGAAATACAATAGTAAAATCACCAGCAGTTGAAGTTTTATCTCCACCAAAATCAATAGCACACACAGCTTTGTCAGATTGTGTGTCATTATAAATTAAGCACCCTCTTGCGGTTACAGTAGCATTACTGAAAGTCAAATCAGCAAAATCACACACTGCTGTAGTACCACTGGTTGTTGGTGTCACAGATGTTAGTGCTGAACCACCGGAGGTGTAATTGGTGCCTGAAGCTTGACCTGTTGTGACAAATGCTGTGGTGCCAGCACCCAAGGTTGCTGAACTTGTGTACAAAGCCAACTTAAATGAATTACCACTGCTAGCAGTAAAATTATGTGTACCGACAAGCAATTCTTGTTTAAAGCTGGTACAAATTGCGGATGTAATTGCCATTTATAACTCCTTTAATATTTTTGCCATGTCGCTGTGGCCTTGTTTTTCTAGCAAATTTGCATAAGTCGTGTTCTGTGACTTTATTGCATTTTTTATACTATGTAAGATTACATTATAAACTTGGTTTTGGAAAGCAAAAGCCTGTTGTTTGACATGGTCTGGTGCTGTGCTAGCAACATCACATATCTTTTTTGTTGCTTGCAAAGCCCAAAACTCCGGATCATGTCCTTTGTTTTTTGTAGTGGTGACATCCACTTTACCTAAAACAAAATCGCTATCTACACTCATCCTTTGTATGGCTCCGGTGGAGCAACATCCTCGTTTATTTTTAAACCATGAGGTTCTAACTTAGAGTTAATGTCATCATAGGGTCCTATAATAAATTTACCATCATGGGGCACTGCTACCAATGGTTTATCTAGTCTATGGAAACCATAAAGTTTTTCGGTAGCCGGTACATTAGAATCTAATACAGTCGATCTACCACTAATACCAATTAATATATCTGCACTCATACATTTGCTAATCCAAAATTCAACACATGCTCTTCCAGCTTCTGCAAAGTGCATGTTTTCTTTATATGAAAAATCTATACCAAACAAATCTAACCTACCTACTTGAAGGTATAAAGCATAAGCAATAGCATAGGCAACAGTATTGTTTAGATATGCACATTTAGTAGCGTTACATACTGCCTCTAATGGGTACATGATAGGATTTTTTATGCGACTATCTAATTCACAAGTGTACACAGGAGTTTCGGTTTCTTGTAATACTCTACACATCACCGATGTTTGTTTACCAGCATCATTTGTATCAAAAAACCTACTTGCTGGGTCCATCATAAATATGCGGTCACAAGGATAGGTTGCTGCTGCCGAGTTGATGCACCAAACTTCATCCCATTGCCTACCATTTTGTAACCCAATGGCAAAGTCTACTTGGGATATACCAAGACCTATTAGAGCAATCTTCTTGCCCTCTAATTCATTTACTTCAGCCATCAGCTAATGCTTGAGCGCACTGAATCATATCTATACTCATCGCGCGTACCGCGGCCTTCTGATGTATTTTTCATTCTAGCAATCGCCTCCTTAAAGCGTCCTTCTAATAGACCGATAACGTCAGCTGCTTCCTTCAGAAAAGTTGCACCCTCAACCAAAGTCCCATATAGCAAAGCATCAGGGTAATCTGTGGATAAAAAAGTGGTGCCGGAGTCGCTACCAGCGGTTAGTGAATTGGGTTTGTGTAAGTAATGTAACTCGACTGTATAATTTTGGTCGGGTAATGGTGACACTTCAAAAGCTGTATCATCAAACAAAGAATAATATTTTGGTTTTGCTGTAGTGGTGCCTGATGAAAACTCTTTAATAAAAGATGGGTGTTTGAAATCTAAGTAATCATAAGTGCTAGAACTTATTATTGCTAAACTCATAGGGGCATAAAAATCTGTAGGGGTTGCTAAAAATCTATTGCTTGAGGTCAGTGTGCCTTGTACATTTTTTCTTTGCTCGGGTAATTGCACAAATGAAAATATTCTATCCTCTGCTTGAGTTATAAATGTAGGAAGCTGTGTAGTAAATGTAGTTTCCGATACTTCCAAATAATCTTGCACTGCGGTTTTAAGTGTAGCTAATGTAAAACTCATGTTGTTATTGTAACCTCACCTACAGCAGTAGTCACACTAAAAGTGGTGAGCAAACTGCCTAATTTGCCATCACCCACATTGGTATAAACCAAAAATTTTACACTGTCATCTGCTTGATCCGGTCTTGCATCACGAATAGCTTGTGGGTCAATGGGTGCTGGTTTTGGATCGAGTTGTGGGTGTTTTGCGTTCCACTGATCCGGACCAACCAACAAACCATCCCATGTCCTCCGCATATCCTTTAGTTTGTATCGAAACCCTGTTATATCACAGATTCCATAAGCATTTTTGTTGGATGCAAAAGCCATTATGCGTTGTTGTAGTCCCTTAGATCAGGTGACACCTTAAATGATGCTCTATCCTCATCTGTGGATAATGCTCTTTCAAATTCTTCTTCGTATAGTGTTTTAAGTAAACCGGTGCGATCAGGTGCTCTTTTTAAAGACATATAATATGCTAAACCAGCAGCTAAACAAGGATAAAACCGAAAAGGAACATCCAAAGTGTTAGCTCCAGCATCAGCATCATCCATGCGAGTAAGCACATTTAGATACAATTCATACGTGCTAGATTTATCGGGTGTAGGCCATACTGTAATAGTTGGTGTGGTTTGCTTGTTAATTAAATACTGATTAGGTTTGCCTGTAGTGCTTTTTGTTGTAATGTGAGAATATTCTGCTCTGCTCAATCTTGACATTGGCAGATCAGTGGTTTCTGTGCCTATAGTTTCCCTAATAAACACATCTAATACATCTATCGGTGCTGTAGCATTAGTGCTATCTATATTGTAGGTGGCACTATCTTTGACCATAGCAATGGTTTTTTCTTTAATGGTCCATTGGTTCAGACCTCTGTTAGCCCATTCAGCCAGCATCAAATTTAGACTTCTTGAGGCACTTTTCAAATCATAACCTGTGCGTAACTCTAAACCACAACGTTCAAATGCCTCTTCTACATAATCAGCAACATCTAATTCAAAATCTTTACTACCTGATAAAGCCATAACTAACTCTTATCTTCCTCTTGAGCGTAGAGATTGTCAAATGTAATTGCTGGATCAGTGTAACTTTCATGTGCCTCAGCAGTGTGAATCCATTGTGATGGAGAAAAATCAGGCGCACCTTCACCAGTCCTCCACAAAGCTGGGTTAGTTGCTCTC